TCAAGACGGTAGCCGATCAGCAGGGCGACGTCGGGGGAATCCTTAACAAACTACAAAACCAATTAGGCGAAGTCTTTGAAAAGGTAGGAAGCAAGTTACTAGAAGCGCTCATCCCGCTGGCAGAAACTTTGCTACCGATACTAGAATCTCTACTGCCTGTACTCGAAGGAATACTAACGCCGCTAGCGCCGATATTGGCGCAGGTGGGCGGTGCTATCGCTACGATTGTGCAATCGCTCTCAGGGCCGTTTCTGTCCCTAATATCGGCAATCCTAGAACCAATGCTCGGATTGATACAACAGTTAGTACCGGTGCTATTGCAGGTTATACAAGTTGCAATGAAGCCGCTAACGGATATTGTCAATATCCTAGCTCAGACGTTCCGCGAACTGTTCCCTGCTTTGCAGCCGATATTCGACGTCATATTGCAACTACTACCTATCGTCGCACAGCTAGCAGGCGAATTGCTTACGGCATTGGTGCCGGTTATTAAGAGTGTCGCGGGCTTATTTGTTACGCTAGTAAAAGCGATAACGACAAACAAAGTTATCATGGCCGCTCTTAATCTTGTATTGCAAGCGGCAATCGGTATTATTCGCGGCGTCGTTGGTGTTGTGCAATTCTTTGCCGGCGCATTGGACGCAATCATTAAAACGATTAATAGCGTTATCCAATACATTACGCGCCTTATCAATGCTATCGCTTCGTTTGATCTAAACACAATTAAGAACGCGCTACTCGGTATTGACGAGCCTGCAAAGGCGGCGTCGAAATCTGTAGGCAAAGTTACCGACGCTACCGAAGAAGCGACGGAAGCAACGGATAAGCTAGCAAACGCTAATAAGAACCTAAATAAAAACAAAACAAAGACAGACCCCGAAGCCGCAAAGAAATACGCCGAAGCATTGGCAAAAGCTCGCGAGCAATTGGAAGGCCTTACGGCCGAACAGCAAAAGGCGCGCGAACTTGCGGGCGCGGATGATCTGGCAAGCGAAGAGGAACGCGCAAAGAAGCGTATAGAGATTGATCAGCGCTACGCATTGCAGGCGTTGGAAGTAGAACGCAAGGCGCTCACAAGCAAGGGCGAGCTACGCAAAGCCGAAGAAGCCGTAATCAATAAGCGTATCGAAATACTACGAGAAGAAAACGCACGCAAGATAGAAGACATCGAAGCGAAGGCGCGGCAAAATGCGTTAAAGCTGGAAGAGGAAAATCAAAAGAAACTAGACGACATTACAGCCAAGTTCGCAGCTACTCGACTTGACAAATTGAAAGCGCAACTAGCAGCGGGTAACGCGTCGGTAGCGGGAGAATTGATTAGCGCGCAACGTGCCGTACTTGAGTCTGGGCTATCTAACGCTTTGGACGCTATTGTAGAGCAAACGCCGGAGTATCAAAAGGGCATAGCCGAATTACAAAAGGCGCTATTAAATGGCTTATCGGTCGAAGAGTTTAAAAGCAAATCCGCGGCGCTAAGACAAGGTATATTCCAAGAGCTACAACAACTCCCTAGCGATACGACGAACATCTACGCAAAGCAAATACAGGCCGCCTACACATCCGCGGGCGATGAGATCGCAAAGGGTACCGCGGAGATTGTAGCGCAGATTAGACAACAGCAGGTAAAGCAAGCGGGCGATATATTCGCGGATTCATTGCGTGGGATAGGTGAAGCGCTGCGTAGTGTAGACTTTGCGACGATATACGGCGATGCTGCAACACAGGCAGCTAGCTTGAATGAAGAGCAAGAGAAGCTGATACAGAATCTTAAGGACGGCGAAACGTCGTACCAAGACGCGGTAGACTCTTTAGCCGAACTAACGACAAAGCAAGAAGGCGCCGCAAGCGCAACGGCACAAGCAATCGCCGCATCGTTTCAAGCTATTGCAGATCAGCAGGCGAAGGCAGCGGAAGATGGTATCAACCAACGTAACCAAAACCTAGCGCGCATACAGGAGATAGCAGACGAAGAAGTGCAGCTCGCAAAGGATAAGGCGGCGGCGCTTAAAGCTATCGAAGATCAGTCCTTTGCAGATGAGCAAACTAGGCAAGCGGCACGCGATGCAATTAATACCGACTTTGCACAGAAGGAAAAGAACTTAACTAACGAGCGCGACAAAGTAGCGAAGCAATCCGAAGAAGTACAGACGGCAGCGCTTAACAATCTAGCGGTATCCGCGGGTGCGGCTTTTGCGTCGCTTGTGGCAGGCGGTGAAAATGCGGGCGAGGCGTTAAAGAAAGTTGTCGGTCAAACTGTATCGGCTTTGCTTGATTTGTACACGCCGTCGATATTGGCGCTCTTCTCGTCAATCATCCCGCCGCCATTTGGACAGATTGCCGGTCTTGCAGCGGTGCAAGGTTTAAAGGCGCTACTCAACGCGGCACTTAATGGATTCGAAGAGGGCGGCTATACTGGCAACGCAGGCACAAAGCAGGTAGCCGGCGTCGTACACGGTCAAGAGTTCGTAATGACGGCGGATGTAACACGCAAGAACCGCGCACTATTGGAGCACTTGCACAGCGGCAAATCTGTCGAGTCTTTCCCGGCTCTGCAAAAGATGTTAGCTGAGAACCAAATCAGTACAATACCGGTAACCGAGTTGCAACTTATGCGCGGCGAATTATCGGCAATACGTCAGCGTCTGGACTCTATGCCGAATGGTATACAAGGTCAGATGGGAGTAGACGTAAACGTCGGTATGGACGCTTATCTATACGAGAAAGACAGAACGCGAATGATCGCAAGAAAGCTAAGGGGATAACATGGCAGCAAAAAGTAATTGGACGCTAACGCTATACGGAAGCGATACCGATACAGCTACGACGGGAACAGACGCCACGTACGGCGGCGCTACCGTTCTAATATCTTCGCTCACGTCTACAACGTCGAAGAGCGTGTATATACTAGCACCGCAGTTTGACTACGCTTTCGATACGATTACGTTAGACGATGTTAGCGGAACCAAACTCGCATACACTACACGCCGTCCGAAGTTTGACATTGAGACATACCCATTTGCATACAATGCAACGGCGGTTACGTTGGAACAGGATATGGAAGATTTGATAGCGCTTGCAAACATTATACAAAGCAAGGACTATCTATACTTGCGTGTTGATGGTGGCTCGCGCGCGTACCCTGCGGCTACGTATGTATATCCAGTTGTCCTTACGCAATGGGCAACGTCGGTAAATAAGCAGTTCGGCAATCGTACAATGACTCTATCTTTTGAGCATAGGAAGCGCGGCTAATGGCATTCTACCGTATATCGCGCACCATGCCTAACGGGTGGAATATGCGACTTGATTTTATCAGCTACGACGGCTCATTCTCTGATACCGTGACGAACTTAGATGAGATCGTTATTACCGAGATCGGCGCGCTAACTGCGGATTTTGATTCGCTGCCGTACGGGCTTATGAATCCTATGTCGTTTGGGTTCAGTCTAATCTGGAATAAGCTACCGGCTACAATGCAAAGCAAGCTAGAAACCGAGGGCACCGACCCTAGCTTGCGTCGCAACACGTGGTATCTATACACCGACCGCGGCACAAACGGCGCTACGTATACGCTGGAGTTTGTAGGATGTGAAGACAACATCGAGGCGCTCGAATTAGAGCCGCTTGATAACGGTTGGTTTGGATATAAAGTTGAGTTAGTAGACGCAGCGTATTTTTGGTTGAAGACAATTACAGGCGCGGACGTTTGGCCCGGCAACACTAGTACCGTAGCGAGTGAAGTAAACGTTTGGCAAATCAAACTGCCCGGCTCGGATGTTGAACAGTTGCATTTGCTCGGAGCTGTCGGATTGAATGCGCGCTTTGTCAAAATGCAAGACCTGTTGGATCAGTACCAAAACACAAGCGTAAATTTTACGAGCCGCATAACGCATTGCGCGGCCGCGGGCGGCAACTTCGACTACGGCAATAAGTTAAAAGACGTGTTCACGCAGGCCGTTAGCTGGTATGCGCCTAAAAATATAACGTCGTTACCGCGCGAAGCGGCAGTCAATCCAATGACGAACGATGTTTCGCTTAAGGACGAAATATGGGTATGCGCGAACATATACCCTAACAACACGGGAACGGCGGTAGGCGGTCTATTCGCAGCGCAGGATAAGTACGGTATTGCCAATGCCAATACATCTGCGTACGATGTGCTCAGGGACTTTTGCGAGCAAAGCGCCGTACGTGTTGGTTATAGATTCGCCTATACAGGCAGCGCAGGCACGACACAAATACGCGTAGTGTTTGATGTCAAAACCATAACCGAAGGGCGCGACGCGAGCGGTGCGGACGAAACACTATCTCTAGATAGCGCGCTTACGTATTCAAGCATAACAAAGCGCGGCGACAACATCTTAAAAGCTGAGGTACGATTTGAGACCGAATCGGACAAGGACGCTACGGATATTGTCAAGATCGAGCGTGGCGCGCGCGCATCGCGTAGCTATAACATAGAACCGCGTCTGCATAATATGCCAGTACATATTGACGATACAAACCCTGCTGACGTGTGGCCTTTGTTCAAAGCGCCAATGAAGCAGACGAACCAAATGTACGTGCGCGGTAATTACTACGCGCCGCCCAATGGCAACCCGTCTAACTTTATCAAGTTGCACGAAAAGACGGCAATACGCTACGGGCTGGCAGGCGGTGAAAGCATAAGCGTAAACGTAACATCGCTTCAATATCCGGCAGGCGCTACGAACTTTAAAACGAACGCAGAAAAGCAGGCGAGCTACTATCTAAAGTTGAACGATAACCAAGTTAACAGCTCACTATCAGCGGCGCTTTGTACGTTGCTTCTTCACGTATTTGCCGATGAGGATAACGCGATCGTCGAGGTTGATTGGTCGTTGAAGCAATCGACTAAGCTAATGCCCGATTACATAGCAGGTAAGTATACATTAACAGACGGCGCCGCAACGGAGTTTACTACGATTAATTGGGCAAAGGCAATGCCTACTAGCATATCGGTAGACTTGATGCAGGGCAAAGTAACTCACCGCTACTTTATGGTAAAGCAATAATGCCTATAAACGATCCTATAAAGAACCGCAAAGTAGCTCCGGCGTCGCTTGCATTTGAGCGAGACAGTAAACGCAACGGCGCGACGTTCCAAGTTGGTACTACGCCGACGTCTACGAATTATCAGGACGTTGTAAATATCCGCTACGGCGATATTAATCAACTCTACATAACGAATCAGTATATAACTACCGACAATGACAAGCTTATGAAAGCTATGCACAATGCAGAGCACCGCGCGAAGCATTGGGTTGGCGATTATAAGCGTACGTTTCATTGGGATATAAAGCAAAATCAAGTATATCAGATTAACGGCTGGCAGATCTTAGCGTTTAACAACGAAATAATACGCGCGCAGGGCGCTAGCGCAGGCGGTACGCCGGTAGATGGCTCTGCGTATTGGCAATACGTTTGCCCCGAAGATGCAATAGGCGCTTATTGGGCGTACTCACATTTGAATCTGCAATTCGGGGCCGGTGAAAGTATACGCGGCGCTCGTATGGCATTCTTCTTGAACGGGCTTATTTATCGCGTTATCGATCAGGTAGATAACAATATGATGGGTGAAAACAACATCCGCGACGTACGGCTATCGGGTGGCTGCCATGTGCCGATGCGGACAGGCGATATACTTACGGTGCGTATTTACGCGCTTGATAATACGCCCGCAACCAATACGGCGCTATACCCTACAAGCGTATACGGCTACGTAAGCGGGCACCGTGAAAACTGCGACAACTACGAACTAATAAACAACCCCGTTTCGGGATTACTCTACGCATTTAATCATCAATAACATGAGCTGCCTACCAAACACACCAATAGCGCCGAACCTACTGAGCGCTACGAACTCAACCGATCTCGGATGGATAGATCTAACATCCGTTAGCACGTCAGCGCTCTCGCAATACTATCCGCTTTCGGGTACTGTAATGACATTTGAGGGCACGGCGTCCACGACTAACCAGCACATGATTTTGCAACAGTTAGAAGTCGAAGAAACGGCGGCAACATCCGGCGATATTAAGAAAGCGCCGCTGCATGTATATCTATATACAAACTCATCACCGGGAACGCCAACACTAGGCGCCGTATATAATGGCAGCACGACTAATCTGATAGCCGTGATTGCAGTAGCGCAGGCCGATTATGTGCGGATAAGCGATACAAAGTGGGTAGCGCGTGTAAATCCTAGCAAGTATTATCGTACGGGTATCGGATCAACAGCCGGCTATCTGTACGGCGTTGTTATCAGCAACAACGGCGCATCTCTTACATACGCCGCCGGTGTTGCTATGCGTGTTAAGGTAATTACCGAAGCAGGTACGGCGCAATGATTGATATAGAAGAGTTGATAGCGCAGCTACTAGTAGTTGCATACGACGACATAGCACCTATTCGACGCGCGCAGATCCTGCACGTTGTCGCGTTCTTGGAAGCATGGAGTAAAGATCACAAAATAAAGGCGAACTAATGAGTCGTAATACGCATCGTATACGCGTATCGGATGAAGAGTTAGAGCTTGTAAATAGCGTACGTCTTGAACGTCTCAAAACATTGCCGGCGACAACGTCTAAAAACATACAAAGCGCTATTGCAGTAGCTAACAGTTCACGCGATGAAAGCGCAGTTCAGACGGGCGCCGTATTTGGCAGTGCGGGACCGGCGCCAATGATTGCAGGCGAGTTGCGCGACGAAAACGTAACCGAGATTACATCTTCTCGCATTGGCATTATATCCGACGCTCATTGGCCCTTTCATGATTTACGTCAGGATAGCGACGGTAATTTCTACGGCGCATATTTAACGGCTATCGAGTGGCTGCGGGAACAGAATATCGGCACGCTTATTCTAAACGGCGATATGTTGGACTGCTTTAACCTATCGTCGCATGAAAAGGTAGAGGGCAAGCGTTCTTGGAAGTGGGAGTTGGACGTATCGCGCGCAATGGTCAAACATCTACGCGAGTTCTTCGGCGATAAGGTGCGTATTGTGTACCGCGAGGGCAATCACGAAGAGCGTTTTAAGCGCTACCTAGCAGGCAAGGCGAAGGAGTTAGAGGGAAGCATCTGGCTAGAAGAGTTGTTAGGACTACGTGAGCACGGTATAGAGTGGGTACAAGATCGTGATAAGATCGTAGCGGGCAAATTGTGGATCGATCACGGGCACGAATGGTTCGGCGGCGGCGGCGTTAACCCTGCGCGCAACTACCGAATGAAAGCAATAGACAATGTGCTAGTAGGCCACGTACATAAAACATCTACGGATCTGTTTAGAAAGCCCCTAGACGGTTCTTTTATAGCCGGCTGGTCAGTTGGCTGCCTATGCGATTTAAACCCGCGCTACGCGCCTCGTAATAACTGGAATCACGGCGTAGCATTGGTAGAGTTGGAAGCAGACGGTAACTTTACCGTTCACAATAAAGTAATTCTGCAAGGCAAGGTGCGATGATACCAACATCTTTTAAGCTAGGCGGCAACACGTGGCGCGTACGCATCATGAAACACCTCGTACAGATAGGGCCTAATAACGACGTGCAACACCTCTACGGGCTTTGCGATGTTGAAAGCAACCTAATCCGCATTGCGCGTACAATCGACGGGCGCACGTGTTCGGAAGAAACGATCTATAAAACATTCATTCATGAATTTATACACGCGGCTTTGTATACCGTGGGGAAGCAGTACCAAGATGAAGAACTTGTTATCGGTCTTGAAAACATGGTCTGGCAATATCTACGAACGGCTCGCGGCAGTAAGCCCGCAGTTGTCTCCAGTGGAGTACTCATGGATGATGCAAGCAAGAAGCGAGCTAGGGCAAAGCGAGCTGCCCGGCGCAAAGCATAACCCGCGCATTGTAGAGTATCATCAGCTAACAAAGCTGCGGGCCAAGGATGACGAGACGCCGTGGTGCTCATCTTTTGTTAATTGGTGTCTGTCAAAATCTAACTATCCTACAACAGAATCAGCAGCGGCGCGATCATGGGCAACATACGGCGCGCCTTGCCTGCCGCATCCGGGCGCTATTGTAGTGCTCACACGCAAGGGCGGCGGTCACGTTGGATTCTATGTGAAAGAAACGCCTGCTTATGTGTATCTTTTGGGCGGCAATCAGGGCAACGCGGTTACAATTGCAGCGTATGCAAAGGATCGCGTTATTGGCTATCGCATAC